ACTAGGGAACAGTTCAAAAAGCCTTCTCTAGGGTACAAAAATGAGGTTTTAGACTCAGAAGTTATGAAAAGAGAGGTAGATTTAAAGGACTTTTATCACTCTAGACTCCTAAGTCTTTGATTAAATAACAGAAAAGAATTGCACAAAGGTGTTGACATTACCCTTTTAAGAGTGCATAATACATGTATATTAAATAAAAAGTGAGGACTTTAATTAATGCCAAACGTAGTACAAACAAAATCAATTTTAGCAAAATTACTTGCTACAGAAGATATTTCAATAGAACATAAAGCAGATTTTCCAACTGCTGCTTTTGATGTCAAGAACAGGAAATTATACCTTCCAGTTTGGAAAGACATGAGTACTGATTTATATGATTTGTTTATTGGCCATGAAGTTGGACACGCATTTGAAACTCCTGAAGAAGGATGGCATGATTACGTCATAGACGATGTAGCTAAAAAAGGTTTCTTAAATGTTGTTGAAGATGTAAGAATTGAAAAGAAAGTTAAATTAAGATATCCAGGTTTAGTTAAGTCCTTTTTTAAAGGGTATCAAGAATTAATTGATAAAGACTTTTTTGGCATTAAAGGAATAGATATCAATAATCTTCCATTAGTTGATAGAGTAAACCTACATTATAAAGTAGGGCATTTACTTGGAGTTCAATTCTCAGAGGAAGAAAAAGATTTAGTAGAAAGAATTGGCAAGGTTGAAACATGGGAAGAAGTTATGAAACTTGCTGACGAACTTTATGATGCTAATAAAGCAGGTCAAGAAGCCAAGGGTGATGAATTGGAACAACTCATTAATGAGATGATGCCAGAAAGATTCAAAGATGAAGATGGCAATATTGACTGGGGCAATTCAGAAGCTTCTGAAGAACAGGAAGAAGAAGAAACAGATTCTTATAGTAGTTCTTATAGTAGAGATGACTGGCCAGATGAAGCTGCAGATGATGGTGAAGAAGGTGATGATGAAGGCGAAGAAAAATCTATTGAAGAACAAATAGCAGAGGCAGAAGCCAGACAAGAAGAACTTAGAAAACAAGCCAAAGATCAAGCAGATCAAGAGGCTGATGAATCAACAAGACAAACACTCAAAGAACTTTTAGAAGCTCAAGAAGAAAACAAATCATTTACAGATGAAAAGTTTAGAGAAAATGAAAAGAGCTTAGTAGAAGAAAATCCAATGGAACCACTATATGCAAGACCAACTAATAAAGAATCTGGTTTAGAATATATTATCCCAATGGAAAAATTATATGATTGGGATAAAGCAGCTAAATGTTTTAAATATAATTTAGCTGAAGATGAACATGGATATCGTAATTGGGACACGATCGAGATCTCAGAACATAAGAACGAAGAAATAGCTACAGAATTATATAATGCTTGGGTAAGGAAACAGACTCCAGTAATTAATCAAATGGCTCAACAGTTTGAAGTTAAAAAACAAGCTACAGCATTTAAGAAAGCAAAGATCAGTAAGACAGGCGACTTAAATGAGGATAAGCTTTGGGCTTATAAGTTGACTGAAGACATATTCAAACAGTCTCAAATAATTCCTAATGGAAAAAATCATGGACTGTTAATGTTTGTTGATATGTCAGGTAGTATGAACAGAAATATGGCAGGTACTTTAGAACAAATGCAAACGATGGCATTGTTCTGCAGAAAAGTTAATATCCCATTTGATGCTTATGGATTTACAGATAATGGCCAAGAATATTTTGAGAAAAATGATAGCGATGAAGTCAATCCAAAAGGATTAAAAGATGGAGAGATGGTAATTGATATTAGAGGCCGTTGGAAAACTTTTGGATTAGCTCACATGTTATCTTCAAAATGTTCTAAGCCAGCATTTATTAACTCAATGAAGTATGTAACTCTAATGAGTAAATGTTATGACTACAGAAGATATTATAACGATTATAAAGAAGGTGAACCAATCCATGGTGGTTATATTAGGAACCCAGTTTTTAATTTAGGTGGTACACCACTTAACTCATCAATAATTGCAGGTGTTGATGTGGCAAAAGACTTTCAAAAGAAATATAATGTAGAGAGACTTACTACAATATTCTTAACTGATGGTGATGCTACAGATAGAATACAGGTAATTGAAGAGCAGGAAATAGAAACAGATGGTATAAAAAGAACTGTTCCTAAAAACACAAATTCATATGGTAGGCACCTAGTGATACAAGACAACGGTGCAACAATATCCCTTCCAAATAAAGACACATATGATTATGGAAGGATGGATTATACAGCTACTTTGTTAGAGTGGTACAAGCAGGTTACAGGTTCTAAAATGATTAACTTCCATATAGTAGATGGTAAGAAATCTAGATTCCATGATGAAACACAAAAGTTTTTATGGATGGAAGGGAAGGAAATAGATTTTTATCCCACTTCTGAATGGACTCAAAAAGTTTGGAAAAATGTATTGACAAATAAGTTCACAATAGTTGAAGACAAATATGGATATGATGCTAGGTTCCTACTCAAAGGAAGAGATGATCTTAAAATCCAAGACCAAGAATTAGAAGTTAAGTCTAATAAAAAAGGAGACTTAATGAGAGGATTTAGAAATTTCCAGAAAGGAAAGTCTAAAGAAAGACTATTTTTAACACAGGTTATTGAATTAGTAGCGTAAAAAACATGAAATCTTTTGAAAAAATGCTTGACCTTACCCTACTAAGAGTGCATAATAACGGTATATTAATTAATAATTGTGAGGACATTATAATATGAAAACAGTAGATAGAGAGAGACTAGCAGAGGCACTTAAAGCCAAAGACAACGGCACAAGCGTTTTTACTAGAAAACAAATCATTGAAACAGCCACAGAAATCGGTTTAGGATTTCCAGCATGGTTAGTTAATAAGCCAGACTTTAAAGTTGACAGAGGTATATATAACCTTACAGCTATGTTTGGTAACCAAGGCATTGCTCCAGTAGCAGCTCCAGTAGCTCCAGTAGCAGCCAGGGTTCCACTTGAAGTGGTTGAAACTCAACCAACAGAGGTTGTTCAAGCGAAATTAAAAGTTGATGTAGAAAATCTTATCCCTGAAAAAGATAAGACTTTTGTTCCATTTGGATTCTACAAAGACTTAAAAGCAGTCTTACAAGGAAACTTGTTTTACCCAATATTTGTTAGTGGATTATCAGGTAATGGTAAAACTACAATGGCAGAACAGGTTTGTGCTAATCTTAAAAGAGAGGCAATAAGAGTAAATATAAGTATTGAAACCGACGAGGATGATTTAATCGGTGGCAATACATTAGTTGACGGTAACGTCGTCTACAGAGAAGGCCCAGTCCTCACCGCTATGAAGCGTGGTGCCGTTCTAATACTTGATGAAATAGATAGAGGCTCAAACAAGCTAATGTGCTTACAAGCAATATTAGAAGGCAAGCCCTACTTCAACAAGAAGACAGGCGAAACCGTAACTCCTGCTCCAGGCTTTAATGTAGTGGCAACTGCCAATACAAAAGGTCGTGGTTCAGATGATGGCAAATTTATAAGTGCCAACATCCTAGACGAGGCATTCCTAGAAAGGTTTGCTATAACCGTGGAGCAGGAGTACCCTACAATGGCTACCGAGAAGAAAATTATCCTTAAGAAAATGGATAAGGTTAATAATGTAGACGAAGAGTTTGCAACTCACTTGGTAACTTGGAGTGATGTAATAAGAAAAACTTATTACGAAGGTGCAATTGACGAGTTGATTTCAACTAGAAGGTTGGAACATATTGTTAATGCTTTTGCAGTGTTTGGAGACAAACAAAAAGCGGTTCAACTTTGTGTTAATAGATTTGATGATGATACTAAACAGGCATTCATAGATCTTTATGCCAAGGTTGATCCAACTGTTGAACTCGACGAAGAGGCAACAGGTGAACAGGAGATACATGAAGATGGCGAAGGATAATACGCCTGAGTATAAGTTCAACGAGGGAGCTCTCATAGACGAGCTCCGTCGTTATATAGACTTAACCTATAATGGGCACTATTCAAAGAACAAATTTCAATCAACAGAATTCATTAGTGATTGTGGGCATGGCATAGGATTTTCAATAGGAAATATTCTAAAGTATGCACAACGATACGGCAAAAAAGGTACACCAGAGGACCACAGAAGGGATCTAATGAAGGTGTTACATTATGCTATAATAGCACTTAATGAACACGATAATAATACCACAAGACACTATTTGGACGAGTAAACTCTTATAAATAAGAGTAGAAATAGACTAAGGAGAAAATTTTATGGCATTCGTAGTTAAATATACATACGTTAGACCAAATACAGATGTAGAATTCCCAAGAGTATCTGATTACGATTCAGATTTTGATACAACTAGAAGGCAAGGTTATACAGATAATTCAATCAACCTTGATTTTGATTTATCTGGTGATGAATTGACCTTAGTTTCAACTCTTACTGCTCCTGATGAAGCAGCTTGGAATTCTTATAGAAGTTCAGTAGAAGGTGGTTCAGAATACGCAGCTATTGAAAGCTCTATACAATCTGATTTAACGGCAAGAGGAATCTCTGCTAATTACACCACTAAAGATGGTGATGATGCTGAAGTTACTGTTTGGAGTAATTAATATCCAAAACGGTACACAAGCATATTGATTTTTACATTATGATAATCTATAATTGTATTATGGATTTAAAATTTGGAGTATATTATGAAAATAAGCAAAGAAACTCTTGAGACACTCAAGAACTTCGCAACAATTAATACGAACATCTTAGTTCGAGAAGGTTCGACCCTATCCACTATCAGCACAGGTAAAAATATTTTTGCTAAGGCAGAAGTTAAGGAAACATTTCCAAAAGAATTTGCAATCTATGATCTTAATAGTTTGCTTTCTTTATTGACTTTAATGGAAGATACAGATTTAGAATTTGGAGACGAAAGTTTAGTAGTTTCTAAAGGTAGTTCTGTATTTGAATATTTTTATGCAGACCCTAACATTATTGTTAGCGCACCTGATCAAACAATTGACGTTGATGATTTTTTCCAATTCGATTTTAGTAAAGATGATATTGATATGATAATGAAGGCAGCAGCTATTACAGCAGCTCCTATGTTATCTATTATTGGAGAAAATGGAGAGGTTATTGTTACTGTAGGTGACCCTAGTACACCTAAGTCTAATAGTTTTAGGCAAGTTATAGGAACAACAGACAAAACTTTCAATGCAATGCTTGCTATTGAAAATTTTAAAGTAGTACCTGCTAGTTATAATGTTACATTATCTCAGAAGAAGTTTATGTACCTAGTAAGTAGCAAGGGTGAATTAAAATACTGGTTAGCGCTAGAGCGTTCATCAGATATATAAGGAGTCGTAATGGACGAAGAAAAATTAGAGGTCTCTTTGAGAGAGGCCACAAATGGTTGGATTGTTGAATTCAACAAATTTGGTGAGACAGTTGAGTATATATTTACTCGCCCCAACCCAGCTATTTCACTTGTAAGAAAAGTAATGAAGGGTGAGTTAGATGTATTTGAGAAGGATGAAATAGATGAGTAAATTACCAGAGAGAATTCCACCTTCAGTATTTAAAAAATTTGTAACATTAACTACAGGTGAGAAAAAATTTGTAGATGTTAGTACTGAGGATTTATTTGAAAATAAAAGAGTAGTTATTTTTGGACTACCAGGGGCATTTACTCCTACATGTTCAGGTCAACAGTTACCAGGTTTTGAACAACTCTATCATGAGTATAGACAAGCAGGTATTGATGACATTTATTGCATTAGCGTAAACGATTCATTTGTTATGAATGAATGGGGAATGAATCAAGGACTTGTAAATGTTAAATTAATTCCAGATGGAAGTGCTGAGTTTACTATTAAAATGGGCATGGATGTCAGGAAAGATAACTTAGGATTTGGTATTAGATCATGGAGATATGCAGCAATAGTTGATAACCATGAAATACTTCAATCTTTTGTTGAAGATGGATTTAATGATAATATTCAGGAAGATCCTTATGAAGTTAGTACACCTGAAAATGTACTTTTAAATGTTAAATCATATGATTGGCCAGCAGTAGAAGTACCTGTTGTTACTAATGAGCTAGAAACATTTGGAGATATAGATGTTGCTCTAGAAGAGACAGCAGTATTGTCTGATGAGTACGATAGTGTAGGTAAGAATATAGAATTGGAGATTTCAGATTCGACTTCTGTTAAGGAGAAAATTCGCTAGACCTTTTTTCGGGTGCAAAAAATGGCCGGTATTTTTGAGCAAAAAAAGTTCGCTATATTTGGAGAGTTAGATTATGGAACCAGAACAGTTTTTATGGGTTGAGAAATACAGACCCAGGACAATAGAACAATGTATATTACCACAGGATATAAAAGATCAGTTTGATAAGTTTATATCCAAGGGTGAAGTTCCTAATCTATTATTAAGTGGTAGTGCAGGTACAGGGAAAACAACCCTCGCGCGTGCGTTATGTGAAGAACTTAAATGTGATTATATAGTTATTAATGGTAGTGATGAGGGACGTCAAATAGACACTCTTAGAACTAAGATTAGACAGTTTGCATCAGCAGTATCCTTTGAGGGTAAGACTAAGGTTGTTATTATAGATGAGGCAGACTATTGTAATAGGGAGAGTGTTCAACCGGCCCTTAGAGCGTTCATAGAGCAATTCTCTGAGAACTGTAGGTTTATATTTACATGTAACTACTCCAATAGGCTTATAGAACCTCTGCACAGTAGAACAACGGTTATAGACTTTAAAATACCACCCTCAGATCGTCCAGATTTAGCGTCTAAGTTTATGGGAAGGATGCAATATATACTGACTAATGAAGGTGTATCCTTTGAGCAGAATGTACTAGCAGAACTTCTAAAGAAGCATTTTCCTGACTATAGAAGGGTTATAAATGAGTTACAAAGGTACTCTGTAGGCGGAAATATTGATGAGGGTATATTAAGTAACTTCCAAGAAATAAACGCTAAGCAGCTCTTAGACAGTCTTAGGGGTAAAGATTGGAAAAAGATGAGACAATGGGTAGCAAATAATGTAGATACTGACCCACAGGGCATATTTAGACAGATATACGATATTGTTTTACCTGAGGTTAAGTCTATTCCCCAATTAGTCTTGTTAATTGCAGATTATCAGTATAAAGCAGCATTTGTTGCAGATCAGGAGATTAACCTGACGGCTTGTTTAACAGAAATTATGGCGAATGTGGAATTTAAATGAATACACCAAAAAAGGCAAGAATTGATTTAAGGGTTCCTGAGGAACTAAAAGAAGAAATACAGAAAGAAGCCAAAAAACGCAATATCACGGTAACCCAACTTTTAATAGAGAGTTACCAAAAAGTTAAAGATGGAGAAGTATTCAGTTTTGAATAGATTATGGAAGATATGGCAATATGCGTTAGGTTCCTATTCAGATGATAAAACTGCTGAATATGATAACATTATAACTGTCATTAGATCTGTAATAGTTTTAGTTAATTTTATAACCTGCTTTTTTATTATAGCAGGAGTAATAAGGCACTTTTAATGAAAGACAACAACGACACAGACATAAAAATAGTAACAGTATTTTTTATAATTATAATGTTCGTTATATCAGTATCTGTTTCAGGATGCTCAACCATAGAAATATTAGATGGATTGTGTTATAACGATAAAGATGGCACTTATATTTGTCCTGAAGATGATTTTAATACAATGGATACTAGCTTACCATCAGAATATAATTATCCCTTCGATTGATATGACAGATAGCATATTAGAAGGATTTGGAGATCCAGTAGAAACTATAGAAGAGGAACAATTTCAAGAGAAATTGAAAAAAATCTCTCCTTTTGATTTTGCTAATAGTATTAATTATACAAAAGAAGACTTGATAGTTGATGAGAGGACAGAAAAAGAATACAATCCATTCATTGTAAATCGTGCAATGGGATTTGGTCCTGATACAGTTATTCCTGGAAACGAAATGAATTCCAGACACCATTTAGACAAGAAACTACAATATGACTTTTTGAAGGCAGTAGTTAGAAAAGCAAAAAGATATAATAAGTGGTTAAAATCCGAAGAAGAAAGTATAGATGCTATAAGAGAGTTCTTTGGATATAGTTTTTTTAAAGCAAAAGAAGCCCTCAGAATACTTTCTGAGGACGATATAGATAGAATTAAGTTGCATTTGAATACGTCTAAAGGTGGCAAACTATAAATAAAGTATTATAACCAAATTATTTATAGAGCTAACATAAGAGACGTATTGAAATGAGTGATCAAGACAATTACTTTAATATTGACTATCCAGGGTATTCACCCTTAGAGATAACATTGAAAGATTCAGAGGATTTTCTAAAAGTTCGTGAAACTCTATCTCGAATCGGTGTTGCCTCAAAAAAAGAACAAGTTCTATATCAATCCTGTCATATACTACATAAAAAAGGCAGGTATTTTATAACACACTTCAAAGAACTTTTTGCTTTGGATGGCAAGGAAGCAGATTTCCAAGATAACGATTTGGAACGAAGGAATACAATAGCAAAATTACTACAAGATTGGGGATTGGTGGACATAGTATCTGACGAAGATTTAGATTATGCACCACTAAGCCAAATCAAAATTATATCATTTAAAGAGAAAGGTGAGTGGGAGCTAATTCCTAAGTACAATATAGGAAAGAAAAAATAGCCCTATAAGTTATATTGGACAAACAAAACCAGTTAGAATATCTTAATAACGTAAAAGAGGATCTAAATGCAATAGGACCTGGCTTTTGCGTTTTAAAGTGGTACCACCAAGAAATTAATTTAGCAGAAGGGCAGAATCATTCATGTTATCATTGTCCTCAGCATAAAATCCCTTTGAAAGGTGATTTACACAATACACCACATAAAGTAGAACAGCGTAAGATAATGTTAGAGGGTGGCAAACCTGACGAGTGTTCATATTGTTGGGATATTGAAAAAATACCAGGTTTAATAAGTGATAGGCAAATATTACACCATCAATTTCATAAGAACGACCCTAATGTAATAGCATCAGCAGTTGCTGATGGATTAAATCCTGTTTATCCGAGATATTTAGAAGTGTCTTTTACTAATAAATGTCAAATGTCATGTAGTTATTGTAGCACAAGTAAAAGTTCTTCTTGGCAAAAGGAAATAGATAAGTATGGACCTTATGAGTTAACTCAAAGAAGTAATGCCTTACAATATTTTTCTAGAAAAGACTCTATGTATGATGACAATAAAAATCCATACATTAAAAAGTTTTGGACATGGTTTCCAGAAGCATATGAACATTTATTTGTGTTAAGGGTTACAGGTGGAGAACCCTTATTAGATAAAAATACATTTAGGTTACTTGAATATGTTAAAAAGAATCCAAAAAAAGATTTAG